ATGCCCCGACACGTATACTCATTACGCCCGTGGCAGCGTGCCTTGTGGTTTGTGACCTTGTATGCATGGCGCACCTTCCTGTTTTTCTTATTAATTTACCTAATCGCTAAACTAATTTACTAATGGCTGAACCTATTGTACGGAGTTTTGTAATTGACACCACCGAAAGTGAGCAGAACTTAAAGGAGTTAAATGTTCAAATCAATGCAACATCGGGCGCGATTGATAACACCGCGCAATCCTTTGACAATGTTGCTACGGCTGAACAGGAAGTAGCGGCATCGAGCAAGTCACTCAAGGCGCAGTTGCGCGATTTACAGGCGCAGTTAGCCAACACAGAACCCGATTCGGCTAAGTACCGCGAACTTGCTGCGGCAGCGGGTGAATTAAAAGATAGGATTAGTGATGCAGCCGAGGCAGTAGGTACACAGGCGGGTGGTGCGTTTGAGCGTGTTGGTGGATCACTAGGATTAGTTACTTCCCGTATTGCCAACCTTGACTTTACGGGAGCGGCTGAAGGTGCAAAGCAGTTGGCCGCAAACATCGGACAGGTTAAGCCGGGTGATATCGCCAAAGGTATTCAAGGCATCGGCAGTGCATTTGCATCGGTTGGTAAGGCATTGCTTACAAATCCGATATTCTTAGTCGGTGCGGCGATTGCTGCGGCGATTGTGTATGCAGAAGAATTGCTATCGCTAATAGATGGTGTAACGGATGCTGAACAAGAGGCGTTGGATGCACAAAAGGAACGCGCCACACTTGCAAAAGAACAGGTAGACGCAATTGGTGCGCAAGAGGAATCATTAAAGAGACAAGGCTTAACTGAAAAGCAAATAACCGACCTTAAGTTAAAGGCACTTGACACGGCTATACTTGAACAACAGGTTGTAGTTGAAACAGCACGCACACAGCTAAAATCGCAAGTAGAAGCAGCACAGCGTAATGCTGAATACTTAAAGACCTTTCTCGACTTTGTCACGTTTCCACAGCGCAAGCTCGCGGAGTTCTTTCAAAACTTTGTCAATGGTGCAATCACGGTACTCAATAAGCTAGGACTGGATGTAGAAAAGATAGACATCACATCGGTCTTTGAAGACGTAAACAATTTTATTGTAAAAAAGATATTCGACCCGGAGCAAGTAAAGAAAGATGGCGAGGCATCGCTCAAGGAAGCGGAAAAGACATTGACAGGATTAGTCAACCAGCGTGACGGAATCTTAAACGCGCAAGCGGCTAAAGAGAAGGCGGCAAGAGATAAGGCCAATGCAGATGCAAAGACAGCACAGGAAAAAGCAAATGCAGATAGAATAAAGGCAGAACAAGAGGTTAGCGATTTAGTTAACCAGTTGTACGAAGAGAATTTAAAAGAGTTTGAAGATGCTGAAAAGGCCAAAACACAGGCTGCATTACAAGAAGCTGAAAAACGTAGAAAGGCAGTTGAAGAATATTATAACCAACTTGCCGCATTTCAAGATGCAAGCTATGAGGCATCACTAACCACACAGGAAAAAGAAGAACTTGCCGTAACTCAAAAATATGAAAAGCTATTTGCAGCTGCCGATGCTGCCGGTATTAGTACGGTTGAATTGCAAAAACAATTAGCTGCCGAATTACTAGCTATACAAAACAAGTCAAGTGATGACGAGGTAAAAGTAAAACAGATAACCGCGCAAAAAGGTTTGGAACTTGCTAATAATGCTTTGCAAGTGTTGCAAGCATTTAGCGATGCATCTACCAAGAGTAGCGAACGCGATGCGCGCAAGAAGTTTAGAACAGACAAAGCACTTGCCATAGGTGCCGCAACCGTGCAAACAGCATCAGCAGTTACGGGTGCACTTACTGCTGGGGGTAATCCTATCAAACTTGCCACAGGTCAACAATTCGTAGAGGCTGGAATTGCAGCCGCATTAGGTTTGGCACAAATTGTAAAAATTAAAAACTCTCAATTTGGTAGTACAGGTGGTAATGACACTAACACTACAACTCCAGCCGTAACGGATACAGGAGGCGGCGGCGGTTCACAACCTGCGCAGTTCAATCCACTTGAATCATTGTTTCTGCAAGAACGTCCTGAGCAACTTACTCCACGTGCGTATGTACTTGCGGGTGATGTAGCCAGTGCTGCAGAAGTACGCGAGAATGTTGCAGACCTTGCACGCATAGGATAAAAAAAAGAAGCCGCCCACGTTTGGACGGCAACTATAATCTTAAAAAAAACAATGATTGTATAGAAACCTTACAAATATAAATAACTTTGAATCATGGAAAAAAGAAAAGTAGTTAAGTGTGTAATAGATGAAGAGGGCCGTCTCGGCATTACGGCGATGGGATTAGTGGACATGCCCGCCATAGAAGAAAACTGGATTGCACTAAGCAAGATGCAGCTAAGTGCCATTAATGACGAGCGCAGAATGTTATATGGACCTGCACTTATTCCGGATAAAGAGATACTCCGCTATGATGACAAAGGTGAAGCCTACTATGTATATTTTGAAAAGGCAACTGTGCAAGCAATCGCACATCAGTTCTTTAAGAAAAACCTGCAGCACACAACTAACTTACAACATGAGATTCCCGTAACAGGTGTGACCGTTGTGGAATCATGGCTTAAGGAAGGCGCAAATGATAAGAGCATTCAACTTGGACTGCCTGAACTACCTGATGGTACATGGTTCATCGGTACTAAAGTAGACGAAGAACACGTGTGGAATGATGTGAAGGAAGGCAAGATAAAAGGCTACAGCATTGAAGGATTCTTTAATGAAGTAGGCGTGGCCATGAGTGGTGTTAAAAACTATGAAGCGGAATTGGTGCTGGAGCTTGACCAACTACTGAGCAAAGTAAACCCATCCAAATGAAAATTAATAGTGTAAAATTCAAGGATAAAGCATCCTTTGACAAGAACAAAACAAAGGCTAATGTCATTGCGGTGCATGAGCCTTTTGGTATCATTGTATTTGAAGACAAGGAGCGTGTTACTCCAGACCACAAGAAAGTAACACAGGTTAACGAGGTTGATAGATCACTAGACCAAATCGCTACAGGACTTGCCATTCTAGTTGCACCTGATTTAGATGCAGCTATTGCGTACCTAGACAAGAAAAAAGTAGTAGTAACGGAGGTATTTCGTTTGACCAATACGCTATTCGTAGAAGTACCTGCCTTTGCTGCCTTCAATGAGTTCTACATAGCGTTAATGGATAGCAAACTATTCACTAGCGTAGAGCCTGATTACATACAGCCGTATGAAGTAAATGGCGATGCATACACTTATGCCGGGCAATGGCACCTGCCTAACCTAAAAGCTGCAGAAACATGGTCATTGATTGATGGTGCTGCTTATGGTGAGGTGGCCGTACTAGATATTGCTTGCGAAACCACGCATGAAGATTTGGTAGGTCGCATTAGTTCCACATCTTGGAACTGCGTAACGGATGCAGCGGATGTAAATCCAGTCAGCGAGTTTGAAAAGCACGGCACTTGTTGCAGTGGACTTATTTGTGCGGCTACGGATAATGGGATTGGTGTATCCTCACTAGGAAACAATAAGCTAAAAGTGCAATTCTTGCACATCGGATACGGCTCGAATAGTGGTGGTGGCTTTCAGACATCAGACACTATCGTAACACGTGCCGCGAATAAGGCTATTGAGAATCCTAATTGCTTGGCTATATCAATGAGTTGGGGCGGTGGTGGACCAACGTCTTATCCATTATTCCAAAACGCGCTTAATGCAGTGAAGACTTTTGGACGTGACGGCAAAGGCATACCAATCTTTGCAAGTTCAGGTAATCAGAATAATCCAAATTTTACACAAGCACCTGCAATCTATCCAATGGTTCATGCTGTTGGTGCATCTACGCAGTCCAATGTACGTGCCTCGTTTAGCAATTACGGGCCAAAGACGTTCGCTGCCACTCCCGGCACATCATGCCCTACTACCGATCGCACAGGTGCATTTGGATACAAGCCCGATAGCAACTACACTGCATTCAGTGGTACATCATGTTCATGCCCTGTAATGGCTGCAATCGCTGCAAACGTAATCCTTGCTAATCCTGCATTAACCGAGGCGCAAGTGATTGATGTTATTAAACAATCATGCAGAAAGACAGGAGGCTATGTATACGATGCCAATGGCAAAAGTCTAGAATTAGGTTATGGTGTACCTGATATGTTTGCCGCTGTGACCATTGCTAAAAGTTTAGATGGTGGCGACCCTGTACCTGTGCCTGTTGCTGAATACAATCTATTCGGTACGATTGCCACACTTGCAAGTGCTGTGCAAGGTAGTAGCGTCAATGTCAATTATAGCGTGAATGTAGATAAGCCATATACGCAGGATATAACTACAACTGTGCATCTTACTTTCACACGTCCAGATGGGACTAAGTTTGTATTCTACACGGGTGATGTGATCATTCCAAAAGGTCAAACAGTTGTGGCTAAGTCAGCACCAATGGGCTTGCCTAACAATCAGACAGGGCCGTCTTTATTCTCACTTACCATTGACCCGAACTTTGTTATCAAAGAAACAAATGAGAATGATAATACGATAAGCACTGGTCTAAACATCGTACTTGCTGCGCCACCTGCAGAAGGATTAGACGCGGCTGTGACTATTGACGGCTACGAATGGCTTGATGCTAACCGAGTGCGCATACGCTACACATTCCACAACAAAGGCAGTATAAACATTACAAGTTTAAAAGTAAATCACGGGCTTGTTGGTGGATTTGCAGGTACTTGGAATCGTACTGATCGCATTGACGTTGGTAGAAGTATCACAATGGCTAGCGTGTATAACGTGACTATGCCACCTGTAGCATTGCCGACCGATTATGTTTTAACTATCGTAGCTGTGAACGGAGTGCCGGATAATAACGTAGCAAATAACACAGCACGTTTGCAGATTAAAAAATAATTCTATATTAGCAGCGGTTAATAGCTCATAAGAGATCTAGGTATTTAGAGTGTAAAAAGAAAGGCCCTAACGTGGGCCTTCTTTTTTTAACCAAAACTAATCTATCATAGGACGCTTGCGCGGACGTATTCGGCAACAGACATGTTATGCTGTTTTGCTTGTTTACGTAAAACCTTCAATTGCTTTTCGGTTAATCGAACACTAATCTTCGTGCTCATTGGTGCGGGTGCTTTCATATTGTGAGTATTTATTTACACGGCTAAGATACAACGATTCGTTGGTTGTAACAAAACGATGCTTTTGCTACTATATCCAAATATCCAACAATGTCGAATATCAAAGAACAAATCAAATCCGTATTCAACAAGTACGGCATTGACCCTTCAAGCGTTGGTATCAAGTTCGAAGAAGAAACTGCAGCGGCTGAAGCACCGGCAACGGAAGTAAAGTTTGCAGTAGAAGGCACTTTGGCTGATGGTACTAAAATCTATTCTACCGCCGATGAGTGGGTAGTAGGTGTAGACATCTACACGCAAGATGCTGAAGGAAACCCAGTGCCAGTACCTGCAGGTGAGTACCTGCTTGAAGACGGTGTTACCAAAGTCTACGTAGGCGAAGACGGAATGGTATCCGAAATCGAACGCGAAGAACAATCTACTGAAATGAGCAGCGAAGACCTCGTTGCCGTAATCGGTAACTTGTCGGAGCGCATTGCTGCACTAGAAGTTGAAAAGACTGAACTAGCTGCTGCAGTAGAAAACGCTAAGAAGGATGCGGAAGCATTGAAGACTGAGCTTGCATCAGTTAAGAAAGCCCCTGCTGTACCTTCTGTAAAATCACAAGAATTTAAAAAGAATGCTGCTCCTGTAGTTGCATCGAATGGTAACTCATTCAGCGACTTCATGGAGAACATTCGCTCTAAACAAGTTAATTAATTCACCTCATAATTTTATTTAAAAATGCCAACAACAACTTCACTCACCACCACCTATGCAGGTGAATTAGCTGGTGAAATCGTAGCAAAAGCTTTGTTGTCTAACGTATCAACTCAGTACGTGACAATGAAGCCAAACGTACCTTACAAATCAGTAGTACGTAAAATTGATGACACTGTAACTTTCGCTGCAGGTACTTGTGATTTCACGCCGACAGGCACAATCAC